TGTAAAGTGTCTCAGATGCAGATGCCTAGATTCTCAAGCGATCAACCGATTGCAAAACAACAATCTAATGGAACGGTGTATGGATAAGATAAGAGAAGAACTTGAATCTGATGATCTAATGGCTTGTATTGATGCACTTAATGCACACATAGAAGAAAGCGAAGTCAAAGAAGAGGTGAGGGAAGATGTATTCTCTACTGTAGAAGAGGCTGAATCCAGAGCTAAAAAGATTGGATGTGTTGGCACTCACTCCCACGGTGAAGATGGCGAGATTGTATATATGCCATGCAAAACCCATGATGAATACACTAAGCTTACTGGAAGAGAGATAAGCGGATATAAGCCTAACAAAAAGCCAGATGATGAAGATGATAAATCATCAGAGCAATTCCTAGAGATAAAAGCTCAGATAAGCGCACTAGGTGAAGAGCAAGAAGAAGATGGCGTATTTGAAGGTTATGGCTCTATATTTAATAATACCGATCTTGGCAACGATGTAATCGTCAACGGTGCATTTACCAAAAGCATAAAAAGAACAGGCGCTAAAGGCGTTAAACTCCTCTATCAGCACAAAACAGATATGCCCATAGGTGTATATGAGTCTATAGAGGAAGATGAGAAAGGATTGAAAGTACGCGGCAGGTTGGCTATGAAAACCCAAGCTGGTCGTGAGACTTATGAACTGATGAAAATGGGCGCTCTTGATGGCCTCTCCATTGGTTTTAGAACAAGCCCTAAAGGGCAATCCTATGACCCTAAGACAAGAACAAGGGTTATCAAGGAAGTAGAATTGATGGAGATATCTGTTGTAACTTTTCCGATGAACCCAAAGGCCAAGGTTGATGCGGTGAAGGCAAAAGAACTATCTATCAGAGAATGGGAGAACGGACTGCGTGATGCTTTCAACTTATCTCGTTCAGAAGCAAAGATGGCCGCAAAAGCTGTACAGGATGCTTTTTCTCAGCGCGATGCTGAAGAGCAAATGCAACCTGATGTGGATGCCATCAAAACCCTAACCCGAAAACTCAAAACCCTATTAGGAGAAATCCAATGAGTGAAGATGTTAAATCATTAGTATCTGACATGGGTACAGCTTTTGAAGAGTTCAAAAAAAGCTATGACCAGAAGTTAGAGAACATGGAAAAAGGCGTTTCTGATTCTACGCTTGATGACAAAATCGCTGGTATTGAAGCAAAACTCGACCAGTATGAAGATGTCAATCAACGCATTCAGGCAAGCCAAAAAACCACAGAGAGCATTAAAGAGCAGATGGATCGCATGGAAACAGTTATGCGTAGACCCAACGCTGGCTTTACTGCAAAGCAAATTGACGAAGGTGTAGCGGCATTTGATTCATACTGCCGTAAAGGAATGGAAGGTATCACTCCTGATGAGAAGAAAGCACTTACTGTATCTAACGATACCACTGGTGGATATTTAGCTCCTCCAGAGTATGTGCGAGAGCTTATCAAGACGATTACTGAAATCTCTCCAATCCGTTCTATTTCTCGCGTTAGAAACACTGGACAGCGTTCTATTCAGATTCCAAAGCGTACTGGCACTTTTGCCGCGCAGTGGGTATCTGAGTCTGGTACTCGTTCAGAAACTAATGGATGGCAAGTTGGCCTAGAAGAGATACCAGCGCATGAGATGTATGCATTGGTTGATATTTCTGAGCAAGATTTGGAAGATTCAGTATTTAACCTAGAAGCAGAAATGCAGTCTGAGTTCACTGAGCAGTTTGCTAAAGCAGAAGGTACAGCTTTTGTATCTGGTAATGCTGTAGGCAAGCCAGAAGGAATCTTAACTAACAGCAATGTTGGTGAAGCTAATTCTGGAGCAGGTGCGGCTTTAACTGGCGATGGACTTATTGCTTTGGTTCACTCTATTAAGGGTGACTACAGCCGTAACGGTACTTTCGTGTTTAACCGTAATACTCTAGCTGATATTCGTAAGCTAAAAGATACTGCTGGTCAGTATGTATTCCAAGCAGGTATGTCACTTGCTGGAAACATGGCCGCAACTATCTTAGGTCATCCTTATGTTGAAGCTACTGATATGCCAGCCGTAGGAGCAGGTAACTATCCTGTTGCGTTTGGTGACTTCCGTAGAGGTTATCTAGTAGTTGATCGTGTGGCTATGGCCGTACTCCGCGACCCGTTCACTCAAGCACAAACTGGTAATATTCGTTATATTGCTCGTCGACGTGTTGGTGGTCAGGTCATTCTTCCAGAAGCAATCGTAAAGCAGAAAGTTTCTGCGTAACTAGGAGATAGATCATGAGAGATTTAGGCAACAACTTAACAGTCATTCAGAGCCTTGCTCCAGTAGTAGCCAGCGGTAACGGCACAACTACTAATAGCACTGGTGTTGATCTTCAAGGCTTTGAAGGAGCAATGGTTACTGTTGCTTCTGGCGTTGAGGGCGATACTTTGGCTTCTAACTTAAAGTATGACTTTAAACTTCAGCACAGTGATGATAATTCATCTTTCACTGACTGCGTACAGAGCGAAGTAACCGACTCATCTATTACGAGCGGAATCTTTTTAACTCTTGATGACAACGCTGAGACTCCGCAAGCTAACGGTATTGGTTATATCGGTGGTAAGCAGTACATCCGCGTTAGCGTTGTAAGAACAGGGAACCATTCAAATGGTACTCCTTTGTCTATCAACGTAATTAAAGGTCATCCGCATCATGCTGGTGGCGCAAGCACTTATAGCCTTGCGTAATTTGTAAATAGAGATGGGGGGTGTTTCTCACCCCCTTGATCTTTTGAGGATATTATTATGAGCAAGCAATACAAAATTGTAGTACCTAAAGCTGGAAAATCATCTGATGATGGTGAAATGGCTCTATATGAAGCTGGCACAGTTGTCACTGCTGATGAGGGCTGGAAAGAAGATTTAATGACTGCATTTGAAGGTAACGGATGGGCTATGGAAATAAAAGTTCAGGATACTTCAGATATGGTTAGAGCTAGAGATGATAAAGGGCATTTCATTGCTGATGACCCATCTACCCCAGAGGTGAATGAGGCTTATACTGAAAATAAAGCCGCACCGAAAAAGAAAGCTACCCCGAAGAAAAAAGCCGCGCCTAAGAAGAAAGCCGCGCCAAAGACGTAAGTCGGTTTATGGGAACCATTAGATATGACAACTCTATTTCTTGTACAAGGAGATACTGGACCTCAAGTACAGGTTAATCTCACAAGAGCTGATACAGGGGCAGTAGTTGATTGCAGTAATTCAACTTGCACTTTAGCTGTAAGATCAAGAGGCTCTGAGACGACACTGTTTGCAGTTACAGCAACTAACGTAGGAACTAATCTTGCAGATGGCAAATTAATTTTTTCTCTAGGCAACAATCTGACAAGTATTAATGCTGGAGCTTACGAAGGGGAGGTTAATGTAGTATTTTCTAGCGGCATCATAGAAACAGTTTACGAAGTTGTAGATTTTGTTGTTAGAGATGATTTCTCTTGAGTAGTTTTTATATCCGCTCAACCGTTACAGATTTATCTATCAAGAGAAGCGTGGTAGATTTATCCTTATCCAGCAATGTTATAGACAAATCTCTTGTTGCAGAATTCTCTGCTGGATTCTTTTTAATAATTAAAGATTTTGCTAATTCTGCTGTTGTTACAGAATCTTTATCTTTATCCATCGGCAAGCCTTTAGCTAATTCTTTTGTCGTTTTAGACGTTCAATTCCTTGGCATAGGCAAAGTACTAAGCGATGGTTTTTCTGCTGGAGAAAGTAATTTATTAGCTTTTGAAAAGGTTCTTAACAATTCTGCAAGCGTAACTGAAGAGGAAGAGCTAAGTTTTGCTAAAAGTATATCAAATGCAGGTGCTGTATCAGAACTATACGCATCATCTTTAGGTAAAGTGTTTTTAAATAGTTCTGCCTTATCAGATGAACCTAGCTTGGGTTATGCAAAAGCATTTGTTAATTCATCAGCATTGACGGATAGTTTGTCTTTCCCTTTTGGGAAGGTATCATCGGATAGCGCTGTATTTTCTGATAGCGAAGTTCTTGGCGTTGGTTTGTTTCTTGATGATACACTCTATGTAACAGATGACGCTGATGGCGTTGCAGGGGATGATAGTTCTTACACGTTTGTTAAAGTGGTTTCTAATTTTTCCATCTTGACAGATAATGATACTATTGCATTTGCAGGAATTAAGAGCGAGGCTTTAGGTCTCGCAGATAGTGGTAGTGGGCGTAGTCAAGGTTATTGTGCCTTTGATTATTTTGCAGAAGATTATGTTGGTTCAAGTTGGACTTTCTAACAGGTGATATTATGAACAGTGAAGAAAACACAGGAATAAATCTAGCAGGGCAACTAAACATTGTTTTGCGAGATAAGCACGGCAACATCAAAGAGGAGCGCGTAGAGAGAAACCTTATAGTAACAGCAGGTTTAACTTTTATATGCTCAAGAATGACAGCGGCATCTGCTGGTGTTATGAGTCACATGGCGCTAGGTTCAGGCACGACAGCCGCGGCCGCAGGGCAAACTGATTTGGTTTCTATCTTAGGAAGCAGAGAAGCGCTTGATAGCTCTACTGCATCAACCAATACAGTTATTTACGTCTCAAGCTTTGAAGCTGGTGAGGGGACAGGGGCAGTCACTGAAGCAGGTATCTTCAACGCTTCCTCAAGTGGGACCATGCTTTGTAGAACAGTGTTTCCTGTAGTAAACAAAGCATCAGATGATACTATGTCTGTTACTTGGACGATTACACTTACAGCATCTTAATTAGGAAGGGGTAGATCATGGCTACGATTGTAACAAGGTCAGGCAAGGGATCGCCCCTGACTAATAATGAAGTAGATGCGAATTTCAATAATCTCAACACTGATAAGCTAGAGCTTGGTGGTGGAACGATTACAGGGACTGTAATTTTTAACTCCGCCCCAACATTCAATACATCCATAACTATGGGTAGCTCTCTAAATGTTGCATCATCTATTGGCATTGCTGGCGCGACAGTAATAGACGCCAATAGAAATATTACAGCGGCTTCCCTAGACATCTCAGGCAACATAGACGTAGACGGCACAACTAACCTTGATGTCGTGGACATTGATGGTGCTGTGGATATGGCGGGTACATTGACAGTCAACAATACAATTACTGCTAAAGATTTAACTCTTTCTGATACTACACCTACGTTTATTTTTACAGATACAGACTCAAATGCAGATGTATTAATGTTTAGTGATGGGGGAACAGGAACAGGGTCTTTCTTTATTTCTGCTGACCATAATGATGAAGCGAGTGGAACTTATATTTCCTTTAAAATAGATGGTGCAGAAAAGTTAAATATTGCTTCTTCAGGCGCGGCTACATTCACAGGAGTCCTAACAGCCAACGCAGGTGTAGTAGTAGATAACTTCACGCTTGATGGAACTACTCTGGCTTTAAGTTCTGGAGCTATGACAATTAGCGGTGCAGATGACCTGACCTTAGATGTTGCAGGTAACATTGAATTAGATGCCGATGGTGGACAAGTTATCTTTAAAGATGGCGGTACAAATATTGGTAGGCTTGAAAATAGTTCTAGCAATTTTGTTATTAAATCAATGGCTGATGATAAAGACATTATTTTTAAAGGTGAAGATGGTGGAAATAATATCACAGCCCTTACCCTTGATATGTCAGCGGCAGGTGCGGCTACGTTTAATACTTCAGTGCTACTTTCTGGAATAGGCGGTCTAACGACAACAGGTGGAAACAACCTTACTATCTCAGGCACTGTAGCAGACCATGCAGGATTAGTTTTTGCAACCCACTCCATTTTACCTGCTGAAGTAGGGGCAGTAGCATCGGGCAATCTTATTGACCTAGGACAAAATGGAAATGAGTTTAAGAGCCTATATTTAAACACAAGTATTATTAATGATGCGGGCTTTACAATAGATTCAGGTGGCGACATTAAGTTAGATGCAGACTCTAGTAACATTTATTTGGCTGATGGTGGAACAGACATTGGTTTGCTATCAGTAAACAGCCAAGATTTAAACATTCGCAA